TTCGCCTCGATCAGGTCGCTCCAGTAGCCGTCGCTGCACAGCACCGTGATGCCGCCGAAGGTCAGGCCGTCGAGGGCCGCTTCGATGGGCAGGGTCAGCTTGTTGAAGATCTCCTGGCGCAGCTTTGTGCCGTCGGTCTGCACGGCGATGGCAACCGAGGACGCGGCGTTGCCGAACTCGGTCGTGCCGGGCGCCTTCAGGACGTTCATGCGCTGCACCTCGTGGGTGTAGTCCATGGTCCGGCGCAGCTTCGCGACGAGGCGCGCGCGGCGGTCTTCGATGACCTCCTTCGCGCCCGACGTGCCGGCGCCGCGGCTGTTCAGCACCTCATCGGCCATCACCGCGCCCTCGTCGCCGAACGACTGGGTGCCGAAGGTCACGACGGAGCGCTTGTCGAGCGTGGTGTTCTGACGCGGGGCGCCGCGGGCGATGGCCGTCAGCACCTTGCCGGCGTCCGTGACTTCCTTCTCGACGCCAAGGATCGTCGACGTCAGGTTGACGGTCTCGAACAGGCCCATCGAGCCCAGGTCGCCCGGGGTGTAGGGCGCGGCCGCCAGGACGCGAAGGAGTTCCTCGCGGGTGAAATAGTCGCGGTAGATGTCCATGGTTTCCTCGCTCTTCCTTCCCGGCCGATCAGGCCTGGCGAACCTTGATGTTCTTCGTCAGCAGGTCGGCCGTGCCGGCAGCGATGCCGGCAGCGTCCGCGCCGTTCCAGTCCAGCGCCGCGGCCTTCACCTCGGCCAGCCGTTCGATCACGGTGGCGAGCTGGGTCGTGGTGCTGATCGGGGCCTCGTGCGTGAGGATCGCGGCGGCGTTGTCCAGGCCGGCCGCCGAAGACGCCGAGTAGGCGCCCCAGTAGCCGCTGCCCGCGCCGACGGTGATCGTGAAGCCGTCACCGGCCACGAAGTCGGTCGCGCCGTCGGCCAGCGTGAACGCCAGGCCGCCTGCCGAGAAGGCCGAGGCGACGACGCCGCGGCCGATCATGCGGCCGTCAGGCGCCTCGACGACGAACGTGCCGACGTTGGTGCCAGGCTCGACGATGGTCAGCCGGTAGACGCCGGCCTGCACGCCCGCCGACAGGGTGACGGCGCCCATCGCGCCGTTGCCGGTGTTGCCGGCGTAGGCGGCCGCCACGGCGCCGGCCGCGGTGATGGTCGTCGAGCTCGCGGTCTGCGAGGTGTCGACGACGTAGGTGCCGGTCCCGCCGGTGCCGGTGCCGTAGCCCGTGATCTTGGTGCCGGACGTGACGCCGGAGCCGCTGATCGTCTGGCCGATGGTCAGGGTGCCGGAGCCGACAGCGGTCACGGTCAGCGTCGTGCCCGAGATCGAGCCGGTGACGCTGGCGGCGCTGCCCGCGATGGTCTGCTGCGCCAGCACGGCGCCGGGCGGCAGTGCCGCCGCGATGGGGTTCAGGGTGACCTGCTCGCGCGAGAGTGCGCCAGGCATCTCGTTCAGCAGGAACTCAAGGGGACGCTTCGGCTCGGTGTAGGTGGGCATGATTCAGCTCTCCGTTCTCGTCACTTGGTGGCGCCGCCGCCGGCGACCTGCTTGCGCAGCGCTTGCTGCGTCTCTTCGAGCGACGGGCGGCCGCCGCCGGTGTCGCCGGTCTGGCCCGACAGCTCGCCGAACTCGATGACCTTCGCCGCCTTCTCGACCTGGCGCAGGTAGTGCTCGCGCGGCGAGACCTTCTCGGTCTTGTCGCCCTCCGCGAAGTCGAGCGTCTGCTCGGCTGCCGGCAGGGAAGCGGCGAAGTTCACGGCCTGGTCGCGCTGCGTCTTCAGCATGCGGCCGTCGGCCACGGCGGCGTCGATGCGGCGCTCGATCTCAGCGCGCGCGATCTTCTCCTCGGCGGCGCGCACGGCGGCCTCGCGGGTGGCGATGCTCGTCTCGCGCTCGGCGAAGTCGGCCGGCTTCTGGTTTGCCTTCAGGGCGGCGTTCTCGGCCGTCAGGGTGGCGATCTGCGCCTGCAGTTCGGCGGTGGTCGGCATGGTGTTGCCCTCGGAAAATGCCGGCAGCGCGGCGGGGGTCGGCTCGTCGGCGGCCTTGGCGGCGGCCTCAAGGTCTGACAGGTAGAAGTTCGGGACCAGCTTGTCGGCCGTTTCGAGGCCCTTGTCGCCGATCAGCCACTCGCGAAGGCCGCGCATGATCGCGGCGACGCTGCCCCAGGCCCAGCGGGCCGAGTCGCCGAACTCCACGACGCCGGTCTCGGCATCGCTGAAGGACACGTCGCGCAGGCCCTTCACGGCCGGCGGTTGCGCGCCCAGGAACGCGACGTGGCGCAGGTACAGCGTGCCCGGGCTCGGGTTGTTCGGCGCGTCGGGCAGATACCACGAGGCGCTGCGCTTCTTGAAGCGGCCCGCCTCGACCAGCTCGGAGAAGGCCGGGTCGACCTGGGTCGGGTCGACCTCGATCTCGCCGGTTTCCTCGCTGAAGTGCAGCGCGCCGATCCAGCCGTAGGCCGGCAGGTTGTCCTTCGGGTGCCCGACGGTGATCGGCGCCTCGTGCAGCGCGGGATCGTAGGCGGCGACGGCGGCCTTGAGTTGCGCTTCGCTGAAGTCCAGCGTGGCGCCGCTCATGGCCGTGTGCTTGCCGGTGCGGAAGATCGGGAACCGCTTCATGGCGGCCACTGTAGCCGGGGGGTCCCGGCGGCCGTAAGGTGCAAAAGTTGGCGTGCCGTTCGCGGGGTAGGGTTTGCCCTAGGTTGCGCACCCTACTGCGTAGGGGTACGGTTCACCCCATCGCAACACGCAACCAACCCCGAGCCCACACCATGCCCTCCCTTCAAGTCGCGCAGACCATCCTCGAGCAACTCGGCGGCCGCCGCTTCATCGCCATGACCGGCGCGTCGCGCTTCCTCGGTGGCGAGAGCCTCCTCGCGTTCCGCCTGCCCAGCTACTTTGCCCGCAACGGCATCAACGCCGTGCGGATCACGCTGCTGCCGTCCGACACCTACCGCGTCGAGTTCAGCCGCTGCCGCGCCACCAAGTTCGTCCCGGTCAGCACGCACGACGGCATCTACGCCGACGGCCTGCGGCCGCTGTTCACGGCCGAGACCGGCCTGTCCCTGTCCCTGTAATCGGAGAGCGACATGAGCCTCGGCCCGATCAAGTTCACCAACGCCCCCCGGCGCTACGTCACCGGTGGCGTCTTCTCCACCGCCTCGGCTGTCGAGGCCTGCAATGGCGACACGCTGATCTACCCGCTCCTCGACAACCTCGGCGCCGGCGGCCCGCTCGACGCGCCCGACTACATGCCGACCGGCGCTGTCTTCGTCTCGCACGGCGTGCGCTTCTTCGGCATGGCCGCGAGGGATGCATGAGCGCCGCCATCGTCCCCAGCGTCAGCGTCGAGAACCTCGTCAACCAGCGCGAGGCCGTGCGCGCCCGCCTTGAGTCGGCCCGCGCCTCGCTTGCCGAGGTCGACACGATCGTGCACGCCATCGAGTCTGGCGGTCAGCGCTTGAAGACGCTGTACATGGGTGCCGCGCATCTGGTCTGCACTCGCGGCGACGCGCATGCGTTCCGGCTCCTGCAGGACGACGGCGTTCCGGCCGGCATGAAGGCCTTCGACGCCGCCGCCTGGCGCTACCTGATGCACGAGAGCGGGCTCCTGTCGCTGATGGACGCGAAGGCCCGCGAGGCGTGGGAGAAGTCGATCAGCGACGGCAAGCATCCCGAGCTGACGGCGGCCAATATCCGCGCCACCTTCGAGGGTCTCTACTCGGCGCGCGGCGACATGTTCGAGCGCGGCGTGGTCGAGTGCTTCCGCCGGCTCTCGTGGCAGTACAAGACGAACCTGCCGCAGAAGTTCGGGAAGCGAATCGTGCTCACGTCCCTGCTCGGCTGGCACAGCTACACGCGGGCGAACGAGCTCGACGACCTGGTGCGCGTCTTCCACGTGCTCGACGGCAAGCCGGAGCCGGATCACCGCGGCGGCGTCTCCGCGGCCATCTCCCGGGCCGGCCTTGGCTACGCTTCGAAGCAGGGCACCGTCGAAACGCCCTACCTGAGCATCCGCACCTTCAAGAATGGAAACGGGCACGTGACGTTCACCCGCCCGGATCTCGTCAACCAGTTGAACCGCATCATCGCCAAGCACTACCCGGGCGCCCTGCCCGCTCCGAAGTGAGGACCACCGCCATGCCACGCACCACTTCCGCCCCCGGCTTCGTCGACACCGTGCCCTTGCAGGCCGACGAGCCGGACCCCTACATCGCCGGCCTGGCCGCCCAGCTCCGCGAGCTCGAGGCCGCCCGCAGCGCCGGCGTCGAGCCGAAGCCCGAGGCGCTCGACTCGGCGTTCTGGTCGGCCTACCGAGAGAGCGCCTTCGGCGATCTGCAGTGACCCGCGACCAGGCGAACCGCTTCCTCGACGAGGTGCGTGCCGGCACCCGCGCGGCGACTGCGGCCGAGATCTGCCGCGCGCTGGTCGTAACCGGCGACATTGATATCCGCCGCGACACGTGGCGTCAGCACTTCGTTCTAGCCACGGCTTCCCCTACAATGCAGGGGCCGCAACACCAGGAGACCATCCAATGAACCCCCGTCGATACCCGCGAACGCTCGAAGAGGCCTTCGGCCCGAACCCGTGGCCCATCACCCGTCACGGCGCCGGCCCGGCCGAGAAGTCGCGCCGCATGATGCGCGTCGGCGCCGTGATGGCGTTCGGCGTGATCGCGTCGTGCGCCTGCGCGTCCTTTGTGGCGCTGGTGTTCTGATGGCCATCGCGCCCCTGCCGCGCGGTGACGGTCGCGACCTGCGGGTCGCGCTGCGCGAGCTCATGCAGCGCCACGACCTGACGCAGCGCCAGATCGCCGAGGTCTGCGCGGTCAGCGTGAAGACCGTCGAGAGCTGGCTCGCCGACCCCGGCAGCGCGAACAGTCGCCGCATGCCGCCCAGGCAGTGGAACGCCCTGCACGCCCTGCTGCCGCCCTACCTGAAGACCCTGAAAAAGAAGAGGCCCTGACCCTATGTGGATCGTTCTGAACAACTCCTTCGTCTCGATCGTCGAGCACCGCGACGACCCGGACGTGCTCATCGTGCGCGGCCGGTTCCGTGGTGACGCCGCGCGTTTCCTCGGTGCGCCGCTGGCGCGCGAGAAGGAGACGCCGACCGCCGACTACCGCTTCCGCATCGCCGCGAAGCGCGAGACGGTCGAGCGCGCCGTCCTTCGCGCCGTGCGCGGCGTGCGCTACCCGAACTTCAAGGACTCGATTCGCGACGCCTGGCGCAAGTCGGTCGCCATGCGGGTCTGGTCGATCTTCTTCGAGGCTCAGAAGGCGCGGCTCTCGGCGGAACGCGGGGCCAGCCATGGGTAAGCGCTTGGGGGAGATTGGCGTCGAAGTCGCGCGGAAGATGTTTCCCGTCGTGCCGGTCAGCGGCGAGTTCCTGCGGCCGCACCCGGCGACGCTGGCCTGGTGGGCCGCGCGCGACGCCTGCCGCACGTGCCGCCATCATCTTATGCGGGAAGACAGCGGTGGCCTCGACAGCGGCGGCGAGCGCTGCGGCCGCCTGTACACCCGCGTTGGCTCTGCCGGCGTCGGCAGGCGCGTGAATCCGTACTGCGTCGACGCGCGCGGCGAGGGTGCGCGGTGCGGGCCTGGTGCCGCCCTGCGCGAGCCGGTGCTGCTGGCGGACGCCACGGCGCCGCGCGTGGTCTGCACGTTCTGCCTGCGCGAGGGCCACCGGGCGCATGCGTGCCCGGCCCTTCGCCGCGTGCAGAAGCGCTCGATCGGGGCGGCGGCTCGCGCGATCGACGTCCTTTCGAAGGAGGTCAAGTCGCTGGAGCGCAAGCTCGACAGCTACGTCCCGGCGGATCAGGCGTCCGAGCTGCGCTGGCGCATTCTTGAGCTCGAGGAGTCGCTCCGCGTCGAGGATGGCGCTCGCGCGGGGGCGCTGTCGTGAAGTCTCCGCCGTTCGTGTCGGACCTCGACGCCGTGCTGGCCTCGGGTTCCGCCGGCGAGGGCGAGCTGGCGCGCCTCGAGCTGCGGCTGTCGCTGTCGGTCGAAGAGTGCCGGCGCTTCTACCCATGGCCGGCCCTTGAGGAGAGCTTCGCGCGCGACCTGGCGCGGGTGCGTGCGCATCTGCAGGCCTTGCGCGCCACGCGGGCGCGGGTATGATGCGCGCGCCGTGGGGGTGGTTGCCCGCGGTCTCTTGAGGTTGGGTTGTTGACGGGCGAGCCCCGGGCGCGAAAGTGCCCGGGGCTTCGTTTCTTCAGGGCCCGGCGTTTACAGCAGCGCGCGGACTTCTTCCCTCCGGCGTAGCCACTCGTCAGGTTCGATGGCCTGCGCCACGGCTGGCAGGTCGTCGTCCTCGGCCACGGGGAACACCAGCGCGGTCCATCCGCCACCGTCGATCTGGTATTCACCAAGCCCGGCCTCGCCGATCAGTCGGCCCTGATGCGATGCTGGCGTTCCGGCGCCGAACGGGTCGAGGTAGCTGGGCTCGACCCACACCAGCGAGTCGCCGACGTGGAACACGAACAGCGCCGGCCGGTAGCTGACGAGTCCGCCTTGGTCCACGCGCACGCGCGCGCCGCGTCTCCAGGTGGATAGCACCGGCTCAAGGCTTGCGTGCATGCTTTGCCTTCGTGATGATGACGTCCTCGAGCTTCCGCCCGTCTGGCCACGACGTGTAGCCGCGCTGCTTCAGCCAGGCGATCGCGTCCTTCGCCTCGGCGTCGCTTGACACGACGATGCGGTCGAGGTCGTCGAACAGCGAAAGGCCGGCCTTGAAGATCGTTTCGTTCGATCGCGACTGCGCCATGGTCTGCAGGTCGGCGATCGTCTGGCCCCTGCGGTGTCCCTCCATGAAGCCCGTCCGGGTGTTCCCGAACTCGTCGCCGGCGTAGCTGATGGCGTCCATGCGTCGCAGCGCCGTCGCGCGCCAGTAGATGCCAGTACCGGCCTGCTCGCTGCGCTTGCGGATCCGCGTAAACAGGTAGTCGCCGCCTCCAGTGCCGAGGTCCGATGACACGCTCGTCCCGCTGGCGTCTGAGATCGGCACGCCGCGCCGTACTCGGTCTGTCAGGCTCGAGAACACGCCGCCGCCGTCGATGATCGGCTTCATGCGCTCGAAGACGCCGGAGCCGGCGTCGGTTCCGAGGTTCGCGTTGTTGTGATAGACGACGTGCGTCTCGTTCAGGCGCTGCGCGTCGCCCTGGTCGAGGTCTGGCCGTAGCTGGTAGGCCCGGCCGTGGCCGAACGCCTGGCGCACGCCGTCGCGCTTCGCCCACCCGTCCGATGCTTCGATGTCCACGCCAGTCGCGGCCTTCAGGAAGCGCAGCTTTTCCGCCACGCCATCGGCGCCCGGCGTCTTGATCGAGTTGAACTGCGCGAGCTTCGTCGAGTCGCGGATGATCTTGAGGCGCGCGAATGCGTTCAGGTACAGGTGCTGGCGCGCGATCTCGTCGGCACGCTCGGCGTCGATGCCGGCCTCGCTCATGGACGAAAACACTCGCTCGGTGCTGGTCACGCTGCGCCCCGGCGTGTCGATCCGCACCACGCCCTGCATCGCCCAGGCGTTCGAGGAGTCGTGCGGCACGTAGACGATGCGCGTGCCGTCCGGCAGCGTGGCCTCGTAGCGTACCGAGGTGCCGGGGACCGAGACGTCCTTCGTCGTCTCCGTGGCGAAGGAACGCTCGAAGCGCGCCGCCTGGTACTCGAATGATCCGGTGACGCGGGTCCACTGCAGGCCGGATGTGCCGGCCACCGCTGGTGGCTTCCATGTCAGCGTCGAGGGGATCTGCTTGTCGGGGAACTGCGTGGTGAACTTCTCCGCCTTCGCGCCGGCCTTCGCCTTCGGCAGCGTCTCGGCCAGCAGGTCGCGCCACTGCGCCAGGATGAATTGGTTCTTTGGGTCGTGCCGCGCTGTCGGGTCCTTCGCCGCGGCCTCGTCGAGTTGCGCCAGCACGGCGTCGATCTTCGGCAGCGCGTCCTCGATCTTCATCACCACGGTCGCGTCGAGCAGCTTCCCGCCGTCCGCTCGGAAGTTGATCGACTTCACGGCTGACAGGATCGCGTCGCGCGCTGGGGCGACGTCGATCACGCCGGCCTGGCTCACGCTGCCGATCGACTTCAGGAGCTTGGCGCCGGCGTCTGGCCGCAGCTTCAGCCAGCCCCGCGTCGCGTCGCTGCCGTCCGCGCGCTTGAAGGCGTGCACGACGACCATGTTGTCCTCGACCTGGTCGCTGTCGGTCGCGAAGCCGTAGCCGTTCGCGCGCGACTCCTCGACCCGCCGCTGCTCGTCTGCCGTGACCCGCGCCGGCTTCTGCGGCTCCGGCGCGGCCGTGCGTGCGCGAACCCGCGCGGCGGCCTCCGGGAAGCGCTTCGCCAGGTCGGCCTTCCGGGCGATCATGAGGTCGGCGAGCTCGCGCCTGGTGGCGTCGTCCGGCGGGCCGTAACGCATCACGACGGCGCGGATGTCGTCGTCTGCGATCGCCAGCACGCGCTCGACGCTGGCCTCGACGTCCGCCTTCGTCATGCCGGCGAACATGGCCGTGGTCTGCCGGTTCGTGCCGTCGCGGAGGCTGTCGATCTCGCCCACGCTGCGGCCGAAGGCCTGGCCCTTCAGACCGCCCAGCGCCCGGTATCGCAGCGCGCCGCCGACGTCGATCCGCAGCGCCTTGCCGCCGACGAGGACGGTGTTGTCCCAGTTCATGCCGGCCACGTCCCAGTTCGCCAGCCAGGCGTCGACGGCGAACCCGTCGCGCACGGTCGGAGTGGCCGCGAGGGTCTTCGCTGGCACCTCGCGGATGCCGTCGACCACTGCGGATGCCAGCGTCGGGCGGCCGTTGATCGCGATGGCGTGCAGCTCGGGCGCGTCGACGCCGGCCAGGCGGTACAGCTTCGAGGCGAGCACCTCGTTCGCCACCTCGTCGTCGCTGGCGAGGAACTTCAGCAGGTACTTCTTCCCGGTCTCGGTGTCCTGGTAGAAGCCACCGGCCTGCCCGCCCTTCGTCTTCTGTGCGTACTGCACCAGCGTCGCCGGGTTCGGCGGTTGCGGCCCGATGTCCTGCGCGGCTGGCGTCACCTGGGCCTTCGCGGCTGCCTGCGCTGCCTGCGCTGCCTGCGCCGCCTTTGCCGCGTCGATCTTCGCCTTCTCGGCGGTGAGCTTCGCCAGGAACTCGTCGGCCGCCTGCTGATCTGTGGCGGCGAGCTCCTTCAGCACCTTGACGGCCGCCGGTGGCGGTGTCTTGCCTTCGAGCACCGCCTTCTTATAGGTCGAGAGCTTCGATGCGTCCTCGGTCTTCTTCTTGAATTTGGCCGCGGTGCCGAGCACCTGTTCGAGCTTCTCTGTGGGCTTGAGCTCGGGCCACTCCTGCGACTTCTGCGCTTGCGCGAGGGCCTTGATCTTGTAGGCGGCGCCTGGCCCGGCGGTTTCCTTGCCCTTCGCGATCAGGTCGAGCTGCTGCTGGGCGACCCACTGTTTCGACTTCTCCTCGGCGATGGCCTTCGCGCGTGCCAGCGCGGCGCTCGCGGCCTTCGCGGCCGCCTCCTTCTGCGCTGCGGTGGCGGCGGCCGTGCCGGCCTCTGCGGCCTGCTTTGCCTGCTGCGCGGCGGCTGCCTGCGCGGCCTTCTCGGCGGCGAGCTGCATGTCTGCCTGCAGCGCTGCGGTCTTCTCCTTCAGCAGTTGCTGCGACTTCCAGGCCCACGACTCGCCGCTGTTGTTCACGAAGCCAGGGTCGAGGCCGTTCGGGATCGCGAGCTCGTCGCCGGTGCGCGGGTTGATCCAGTTGAAAGTGCCGTCTTTCGGGGGGTCGAGCGATGGCGTGATGCCCATGGCGTCGAGCTCGTCCTTCGAGAGCTGGATCACGCCACAGCGGCAGTTGAAGCCGTTCGGCGGGTAGTGCGTCGACCACCATGGGTGGTCCACCGCCAGCGTCCGCTTGTCCCAGGCGGCGTGCATGGGCCGCGTGCGGTCGTCGTCGATGGCGTCGTACATGAGGAACGGCGCGATCTCCTTCTGCGCCTGAATCTCCTGCCAGGCTCCGGCGGCGTAGGCGGCCTGCATGTTCGTTCGGAAGATCGTCTCCAGGCGCCACGGGCTGCCGAGCTGGGCCACGACGACCTGCTTTGTCAGCGGGTCGACGACTTCCTTCCGGCCCCACCATCCGCCGGCCTGCAGCGTGGGGATGATGCCGTCGGCCCACTCCTTGAACGGCGTCCCGTTCGCCATGGCGGCGTCCAGGCTGGCCCGCATCTGGCCGAGCATGTCGACGTCCATCATCTTTGCGACGGTGAAGGCGTGGTCGTGCGCGCTGCCCTGCATGTCGAGGTAGCTGAAGGTCGGCTTGAGGCCTTTCGCGGCGAAGTAGCTGATCGCCTGCGCCGGCTTCACGTCGAAGCTGTCGCCGGTCGGCACGTCGAAGAACTCGACGATTGCGTGCGGGTCGGCTGGCAGCGCGCGGGCCAGCGCGGCGATGCCCTCCTCGAAGTCTTCGAGTCGCTGCGCCTGCTCGACGAGGCGCAGGAACTCGGCGCCGTTGATCCTCATGCGCGGCGCCGCAGGAAGGCCGGCAGGTCGATCGCCGCTGCCGCGCGCAGCGTGGCGCCGCATCGCGTGCACGTGCAGCGCACCTCGCGGGGGCCGGTCCTGCGGATCTCCTCGACGAATGCCTCGTGCACGCAGCCCCAGCGGCGGAACAGGCTCAGGAAGGAGCTCATGCCGCGCGACGCTGCGCCCGCAGCGCGCCCATCATGCGGGCGAAGAGGCCGGCCCGGCCGACCTTCTCGACGACTGCCGGCTCGGGCCCCTCCTCGAGGATCTCGTTCAGGCGCTGCCGGAAGAGCTCGGGATCGTTGTCGGCGAACTCCGCCGCCTGCAGGATCTGGCCAACCCGGCGTCCCATGAGGGTGTCGTATTGCTCGGCGAACATCACGGCGGCGTCCGCGAGGGCCTGCTGGTCGCCGCGGCGTGCCGCGCGCAGGGCCTGCAGGGCCGCGAGCTCGCCTTCCGCGAACTGCGCTGCTGCGCCCGGGTTCGGCATGCCTGGCCCGCCTGGCATGGCCGGGGCCTGGCTCTTCTGCCAGCCGTCGCCGTAGGTCTCGGTGATGTAGTCCTCGGTCGGCTCGTAGCCGAGCGCCTTGATCTTGCTGTCGCGCTCCGCGCGGGCGTTCAGGTCCTCGGGTGGCTCTGTGTGGCGGTAGACCTTCGGGGCCGTCGCGCCGGGGAAGTTCCACTCGGTCCACCACTGGACGGGGCCGTCGTTGAACGTGCCGCACAGCAGGTCCGAGTCGGACGCCACGAGCTGCTGCTTGACGCCGGCGTGCACCTCGGCCTGGCTGCGGCTGCTGCCGTTGTCGACGGTCATGGTCTGCCCGACGACGACCTTGCTGATCGCCTCGTTCATGCGCGCGACCAGCGCCTCGTAGTCGGCGGCGCCGCTGCGGGCCGCCTCCAGCAGCGAGACGACGGGGTTCCCGCGCTCGTCGTCGGCCGGCACCACGACGCCGGCGTCGGTGGCGATCTGGCGCAGCATTTCCAGCGCGCGCTGGCGGTTCGTCTTGCCGTCCGCGCCGATGGTGGTGTCCATGATCTGCGCGTGCGTGAGCTTTGCGATCGCGGTCGGCTGGCCGAAGCGCTCCAGGAACACGAGCCAGAACTTCACGTCGTTGCGCTTGAAGAAGACCGGCCAGTAGAGCTGATGGGCCAGCCCCAGGCCGTAGGGCTGGTCACTGTTGTCGGCGCCGTGCGTGACCCACCAGAACTTCTTCGGCGGCATCTGCACCCAGCCGGTCGTGCTGACCCACAGGTACACGCCGCCCTGCACGTCGGTGCGGAAGCGGGCGCGGTCGCGCACCTTGATCCCGCCGAAGCTCACGGCGCGGCCGTCGCGGCCCGGCGCCCACAGGATTTCGGCCACGCCCCAGCCGTAGAAGGCGGCGAACAGCATCTTCTCGGTGATGCCGTCCCAGTCGAGGGCCTCAAGCTCGGCGCGCAGAGCGTCTGCCGCGGCCTTGCTTGCGGCGTCGTCTGCGCCTGGCTCGACCACGGTCTCGCACGACGTCAGCGCGAGGCGGCGCTGGCCCCAGGCCGTCGCGACCTGGTCGTCGCGCAGGAGCTCGGTGTAGATCTTCAGGTTGCCGTGGCCGCCCTTCGCCTGCAGCACCGAGTCCTCGGTCGTCAGCAGGGTGACGTAGGGGTCGGCGACCTTGGCCGCGGCGCGCTCGATCGGGTTCAGCAGGTCTTCGCGCGGCGACAGCTCGGCCATGGTCGGCGGCTCTGCTGGGCGCGCGGCGGTGTTCTCGGTGGCCATCACTCGTATCCTTCCATGCGTTCGCCGCGGCTGACGCTGCCGTAGCCGGAGTGGTCATACTGCCGGCCGATCGTCGCCGCCGCCATGTCGCGGACCATGCCGGCGCCGGCGAATTCTAGGCTTCCGCCGGTTTCTCGGGCCCACTTCAGATACTGGCTCACGCTGTCGACCTGGTCGTCGTGCGTGGTGAGCGGGTAGCCGAAGAATTCGCCCTCGAAGTCGACCAGCCATGGCGCGGACGCCGGCAGGTGCAGCAGGCCCGACTCGACCATGGGCGAGACGTCCTGCGCGCGGAACAACTTCGCGCCGTGCGGCTCGATCGCGATGATGGGCAGGCTCGTGTCTCGGCGCAGCTCCTGAATCAGGCTCTGGCCGCTGCTCTTGTCCTCGATCAGGATGGCGCTCGGCCGGTCGCGCTCGGCCAGGCTGATGACGGCTCGCTTCAGGGCCGGGTAGTCCCACCACTTCCGCACCACCTCCTGCAGGTAGTGGCCTGGCACTCCGTCGCCGCTGCGCCACACCGTGCCGACCGAAGGGTCGTTCAGCAGCTCGTCGTCCTTCTGCGCGGTGTCCCACGAGTGGACGACGCGCGTGCAGCGAACGGGGATGCTGCCGTAGCGGGTGGCACACCACGCCTCTTTGAAGACGCCGCCCTCGTCCGGCCGCGGCCGCTGCTGGAACAGGGCCGCCCAGGTGCGCGACTGCGCGCGGAACGGCGACCAGTGCGAGGCGTCAAACCACTCCGGCCACAGCATGTCGCCGATCCGGCGGCCCAGCGGGTCGTCTTCGCGCTCGCACTCGGCCGGCAGGTTGATCACCTCCCACAGGCGGCCGTCGGTGCATTCGATCAGGCCCGACTCGCCGTTGTAGCCCTTCGGCAGCAGCCGGCCGGCGAGGTCGTTTTCGTGCCAGCGGGTCTGCACCAAGCCCATGGGCGCGCCCGGCACGAGGCGCGTCTGCAGGTCGTCGTTGTAGGCGTCCCAGGTCTTATCGCGGATCGTCGGGCTGTCCGCCTGTTCGCGGCCCTTGATCGGGTCGTCGATCAGCGCCAGGCCGGCGCGGTTGCCCGTCAGGCCAGCCAGCAGGCCGGCGGCCATGTACTCGCTGCCGTTCGTCAGGGCCCACTCGTTCGCCGCGCTGCTGTCCTTTGAGATCGTGGCGCCCCACAGCGAGGAGAAGCCCGAGCTCCGCACGATCTGCCGCGCGCGCCGGCCGTGCTTGCGCGCGAGGTCGCTGCCGTAGCTGGCGAGGATGACCTTCAGCCCGGGGAACTTGCCCATGGCATAGGTCGGCGCGACGACGGATGTGTAGGTCGACTTCGCGCTGCCCGGCGGCATGAACACCATGAAGCGGCCGTAGCGCGTCGCCAGGGCGCGCTCGATGACCTGCAGCAGCAGCATGTGATGCGCCGCGACTGCAGTCTCGACGGGCTTGAATAGCCACGCCTCGGGGTCGTCGTCTACCGGCTTGCCGGGAATCTCGATCGCGTTCGCGTAGCCGGCGAGTGACGCCCGGCCACGGCGTCGACGGATTACCTCACGGGCCGCTGCTTGTTGCTGCGGGCTGTACGTCGCCACGGGCAATGCGCTCGAGATCGTCGTCGCTCATCGTGTGCAGGTGCTCGGCTTTCACGGGGATCGGGCCACCATTCGGCCCGCCGATCTCGCGCCGGTTCGTGAACATGCCGCCGGTCTCCTTCGCGGCCTGCTCGAGGATCTGCGCGGCGAGCTGGGCGTTGCGACGGTTCACGGCGAGCTCGTGCAGCCGCTGCAAGCTGCGGAGGCGGAAGCTCTGGTTCGCGATCGGGATCTTCGTGGCGCTTTTCAGGAACTCGGCGCGCGTCACCTCGAACAGCGCGCGCCACTTCTTCGCGATGCCCTTCGCCGCGGCTGCCTTCGTCGGATCGTAGGCCTGCACCTGTTGCCGGGTGATTGCGATGCCGAACTCGTCGCGGATCTGCTCGACCACCTGCGTCGGCGTGTCGAAGCACGCGAGCGCCTGCACGATTGCGGCGCGGCACTTGTCGTCGAGCTTTGCCATGATGCCGAAAGTATGGGTTCAGTCGGGGATTACCCTGATTGTCACCGCAAGCCCATGCACGTGCCACAGGCAGCCGAGATCCGGCCGGCGCCGATCTTGCTCGCCGTGTCGGCCGCGGCCAACACGAGGCGCGCGACGCTGCTGTCGGGGTCGCCCAGGCCGTAGCGGCGCACGACCCCGACGAACTCCTCGACGTCGTGGCCGCGAATCGCCAGCTTCGGCGCCCCGTCCTTCCCGTACTTGGGTTCACCGAACTCGTCGAGCTCGTGCCCGCAGTGATAGAGCTCGTGCTCGACCAGCGCGCAGCGGTCGGCGTCCGTGGCCTGAGTCCAGAACGCCGCGTCGATCGTGATCAGGAAGCGCGGCAGGTAGCCGAACCACTCGGTGAGCTGCTGCTCGGCGCGGCCCCGCTGCCAGGCGTTGCCCTTGCCACTGTTCACGACGTCCTCGGTCAGGCCCAGCACGGCGCGTCCGTGCTTGCGCATGCCCAGGCTCGCCCACATGAATCCGAGGGTGGCGTGCTCGTCGAGGTGCGCGTGGTCTTCGTTGTGCAGCGGCCCACCCTTGGCGATGAACGTCGCCGCCACCCAGGCGCCCAGGTCGAGCGCTGGCGCGAAGCGATGCTCGAAGTGCACCTCGCCGAACTCGTCCGGCGGCATCGGCAGGCCCTGCCGTGCGACTGCTGGCTTCACGGCTTCGCCGCCGCCATCACCTTGAACGCCGGCACCCACCCCAGGTAGCTCGCGAGCACGAGGAACGCCAGCAGCCAGCCGAGGCCCTTGATCACGAACCCGAAGACCAGCCCGCCGGCCTCGTTCTTCGCGCGGTTCGTCAGGTGGCGCGTCAGGCGCGTGAACAGCGCGTTCATCTTGTCGTCGTTCGACAGCGTTCCGTCGATCGCCTGCTGCATGGCTGTCGCGATGGCCTGCGGCAGCCTGCTATGCGCGACGGCCAGGTCGGCCGCGATGTCGTTCATGGCCACGACGGCTTTCTCGACCATGCGGACGCGGGTCTCAATGTCGAGGTGCGACTCCTCGTCGCGGTCGCCGGCCGGGCTCATGGGGACGCGCCCCCGGGCTCGTCCTCGCTGGCTGCCCTCACCGCCTCGTAGGAGCGCTGGCAGGTGTCGGCGGCGATCCAGGCTCGATCTGCGAAGTCGCTGACGACGGCAAGTCGCGTGACAGCCCATCCGAACAGGTCGGCGTACATTCGGGCGGCCTCGGCGGCGTCGTCGCCTGCGTCGGCAGGGCCGGGACCCTGGCCGGGCGCACGGATGCCGCCGCCTGCGGTTGCGTCGCGCATCCCTGCAGCGATGCCAGGACCAGCAGCACCACCACGAGGGCCCAGGGCAGCCACGCGGGCCCGGGCACGTTCAACGGCGAGCGCCGCGAGTCGTCGGGCTTGCTCGGCCGCTTCGGTTCTAGCCTGCGAAAGAGCGTCGGCATGTCGTTGCACCTCTTCGTGTTTCGCGGCGATCTGCCGCTCCTTCTGTCGCTCGCGCGCCTCGGCGACGCGGAGAGCTTGCTCGTGGGCCGCCTTCGTGTCGGAGGCCTGGCGCTTCAGGTCGGCGATCTCGACGCGCGACGCGGCCAGCACCAGCGTCAGGCCGGCGATGACGATCAGCAGGCACGCCGCGACGGCGAGCTGCGCTTTCGTGGTCAGGGCCTGAATCACGGCGTCGTCTCCTTCTTCGCGGTCGCCCGCTGCGCGACGTTCGCCAGCGGGTAGCCCACCATGCCGGTGATGATGATCTTCGCGCACCACTCGCCGCTGATCACGCCGAGCCATGCCATGAGGCAGCCCAGCAGCATCCCGACGAGGCACGTCCACAGCTTGCGGCTCCTCCAGCGCTCGTCCATGGCGTCAGGTCCGGCCGGCGAACCACGCCCGGTAGCGCGGCGTCAGCACGTCCATCGTGATGCCCGGGTACTCGGCGTTGATCTGCGCGAAGCTCTTGCCGTAGCCGGCCTGTTTGGTGGCCTGCTGCCACGAGTGCAGCTCGAGGTGGCCGAACCAGCGGCCCTCGTCGCAGCCGGCGGTGCCGCGGCATAGCTGGCGCCGCTTGACGATGTTCCCGCGGCCGCCGTTGTAGCTGGCGAGCATCATCGCCAGCCGGTCGCGCTCGGTCGCGGCGCCGGTGATCGCCTCGTAGTCGGCTCTGTCCTTCAGCACCAGCGCGCGAAGCTGCAGGCGCGGGTCATAGAGGCCCGGGCCGTCCCAGTCGAGGTCGGCGAGCTCGGTCGGGTGCCTGGCGCGAAGCTCTGCCAGCGCGTCGAAGCGCGCCGTCTTCGTGCCCATCCACAGGCCGACCCCGCGCTCCCTGGCGGTGCGCAGCTCGGCGCGCGGGCTCCAGCACGTGCGGCTCGGGCATGGCCCGGTCTCCTTGTGCACCTGGCCGGCCAGCACGGCGGGGTCTGGCATGCCGGGCCAGTGCGCGCGCTGCTCCTCCACCAGCACCAGCAGCAGCGGTTGCGCTGGTGGCGGGACCTGCGCCGTGGCGGTGCCGCTCAGGATCAGCAGCAGGATGCCGACCACGAAGCAGCCACCGGCGAAGGCAATCGACGCCGCCACGTCGCCGGGCCGCTCGGTCTCGCCGTCTCGGTTGATGCGCGGCGTGGCCATCCACAGCAGCCGGCCGAGGTCGAGGTACGGCAGCAGCAGCAGCCGCAGCGGCATGGTCGCGGCGACGGCGAGGAAGAGCTGGCCAAGCACGGCCGTCCATCGCGTGACCTCGGCGCGTCCGAAAGCCTGGCCCAGGTCGCCGCTGAAGATCAGCAGCAGGATGCCGATCGTCGCCGGCACTACCGCGGCGGCGAGGTGTCGGCGGGCGCGTGGGGAGACGATCTGCATGGCTGGCCCCTTTCAGGCGGTGGTGGCTGGCGCGCGCGACCCGTCGCGCATCTGGATCACGATCAGGTCCACGGTCTGCCGGCTCACGCCGAACTCGTGGGCGACCTCGGTGCGGCTCTTGCCGGCCTGCACGGCTTCGAAGATGGCACGGTTGCGCAGGGTGCGCAGGGCGCTACGCTCTGTAGGCAGCGACAGCCGGCGGCCTTTGAAGTGCGCCACGAACTGGCGGGCGGGCTGCAGGCCGATGCGCAGCGCGATCGGGTGCTCTGGCGTCACGGCGTTCGGGACCCACAGCCATCGGCCGCCCCAGCCCCTGACGATCTCGAGCGCTGTCGTCAGGCCCACCACCTGCACGACCTCTTTCAGCTCACGCTGCATGCGGGTCCCCTTCGGATGGGCGGGGATTGTATGCGTGGCGCCTGGTGCCGCCTAACGGGCGCCGGACACGACGCCTGCGGCGCGCGTCGGCTATGGGTTAGGCCCCATACCTTGCGCCCATTCAGGCAGCGGCGGCAACGGGCCAGCCATGCCCCCTCGAACCCATGCCATCACGTCGGCAGCGATGGTCCCGCTGTAGTGGTCGCAGCCAGGA